ACCAGATCTGGGATCGACGGAACTTGACCGCCGCAGATAGGGAGTACTACCTTCGGGTGGTGCTACAGCTCTACTAGGTCCCCCTTCTTAGAAGGGGGACTTCCACCCAAGTTTGATGTCGACGACTTGGGGACGTCCGGACCTCACGAGATGCCTCGGATCCTCCGAAGAGGACAAAAGGCACTTCAGCAGCATTCCTTCTCCCGTAGCTAGGGATTCGGGAATACGAGGAGAGAGATAATAAGCCCGCACTCTTGGTGCGTGCAACCTATCATCAAACTTCTCTGCCTGATAGGCAAGGAAGCTCCTCCTGCCGAGAGCCGGCGAGGTTGGTTCAACGATCGGGAAGTGGGGAAGCATCTTCTCCAACCGCCGGTCCAACCAACCAGCAGTGGCCCAGAGACCCGCTTCATAGAAGCGGTTCCTGAGTTGCACTGTGGATGCCAACTCCGCAACGTCTCGACGTGAGCGCGGCAACAACTGCTTAGCACGGATCGGTGTAACATCCGCACCTGCATAGTAGTCGCCGCCACAAGATTCCCTGAACAATCCAGTCCAGAAACTCTTGTGCGAGTTGATGACCCACCCTAGACGGGTGAATACATCGCTCACGTCCTTGACACAGTCTGAGGGGATAATAATATCGTCCCCAAAGACGCGCACCGAACCCTTATAGGACGAAATGTCCTTCCGGGTTAGGCGCCTGCCAGACCCCTCTGAGATGAGCTTGCGCTCAATACCCATGAAGACACCGGTCAGAAAGACCATAGCTTCAACTGGGAAACAGAGGGCAGATCCCATACCAGCGAATTTCCGGAGGGTGATAACCCTACCGTCAACTAGCTGGGCCCGAAGAGAACGCGTTGCCTCCATGGCTTCCCTCAACCAAGGGAAGTTAGGAACGAGCGCGAGAGCTTGGGCCAATGAAACCCGATCAGATGCTTCCTTCATATCGAGGGTAGCAAGGGAACCATCTCTGGAACCCTTCTGAGCGAGGTGCTGGTTCTGTGATTGGTCGAAGAAACCAACCATGCCTTCCGCAACGATGCCGGAAGACTCCAGCGAGTCCATCAGGGAACGGGCGACAGCCTGCTGCATGTACTGCAGCGAAGTTGGCTCCGCCATAATAACCCGTGGACTCTTCATTGTTTTGGGTACGAAGTACATACGAGCAGGCAGCTCGTCTGCCTCGTCGGGGAAACTGACACGGTCCGCTCGGCTTGAATACAGGGTATGATCCCTGCCACCGAGGCCGGAAACCGCCCATTCCATGTAAGGAAAGACGCGGTCAAGTCGGCTAGGCCAGTAAGCAAGATCCCACTTTGCGTTTCCGCGCAGTCGGTCTGCTGTGGCCCCTGGTCCGTGTCTTGGACGCAGATCACCTTCGTAGATCTTTCGATCTACGTTGGAGAATACATCTGCGAACAAGATGGATGCAATCCTGGAGAAATCCTGTAGGATCTCCTCTGGATGGTTGTCATCCCAAGTACCAGTTTCCTCATCTGCGTTGATAAACGATTCCAACGTCTCGAGTTCTCGCCCTGGAGTACAGGGCATCTCGAGCTTCGCGTACAGGTAGCATAGCTGCCTGATAGCGAACACGGATTCGGTCAGAATGTCATCAACGTTCTGGCGAACAACGCCATGTTCATCGAACACATTGCGAAGGAAACCTCCGAGAAATCGGGGGAGCCCGCTTGCGTCACGCCGGAAGGCGGTAAGCAAGTCGTCGCAAATCCTGCCTCGGTCGAGCGACTCTTCAATCGCTTTTCCAAATGCAGGAAGGGTAATCGTCAAAAACGATATGCCCTCATGTTCGACACGGCTCTTGACTGTTAACCAGTCACGAGCGGCGCTTGTGTGACATCTGCTCGCGAGTTCATTTGCGAGCACACGCCAGAGTTCTGCTTGGCTTTTCAAAGTGCCCCTTTCAGGGGTCGCTTTCCAAGGCCAACAGAATCCCGGTCTGGATCAGCTCTCACCACCCAGAAGCTGGGTGGTCTTGGCGTTGGTAGACGCCGTGAGATACGCAGTAAGCGCATTCACGATGTCTGCCTGCTGGGCAATGGTGTAACCCGTCTTGGGCACATCCACCACCAGATACGCCGACATCGACGCCTGGACGTTGATGCCCGCCATAAGCGGGTCAGCAGCGACCTTAGAAGCGTCGAGCCGGATCAGGTGCCGAGTACGCTTCCCGTATGTGTGGGAAACGCTCAGCTTGGTAGCCTGGTCCGGAGTGGAGAACGAACCAGCGTTCTGCCCCGAAGAAACACGGGGCAGGGACGTAGCGGTACCAGCGATGGTAACGCTCTGGGGATCGGCAAACATGGCCTGTTGGCACTCTTTCGTGAAGGGACGGTAAACCGTCATGGATGGAAAATCCTGGCAGTTTCCCCTCTCATGAGAGGTCTAACCAGAACCAAACTAGCCGCGACGACCTCGGGTCATACCGAGGGCGGCTAGGATGGCGGTCTGCGTCGCGCTAAGCGACGCAGACGCTCCGAACCCGAAGTACGGGGTAGCTGGATGACGATGTTTCGTTTCCGTAACATTCTTCATCGTGCTGGTGTACTTCGAATTGTCACCGACTCCTACATGATAGGAGTTGTTCCAAGTCGAAGACATCATATACCCGTACCGGAGGACGAGACCGTCATGGCCTAACGCGGAGACATTATGAATAATGTCACCCGCATTGCCAAACCAGTCCGCAGCCCACGACCAAGGTGTAAGGTTCCAAACGACCTCCGGCGTAAGCCGGGTGCCGAGCAGCTTATTGGCGTAAGCCTCAAAGCGAATTGCCCGAGCAGCTTGGTCGTTGGTTACAGGCAGATGGTAGGAGAAAGCTCCCTTAAACCACTGCTTGTTACCACTATCCCACGACACAGTTACCTGTGCGGGATCGTACACATTGGTTTGTCCACCCAGGATCAAGAAACCGCCACCTCGAGAGATGCCGGTATTCCTATTGGACGGAAAGTCGTACCCCACTCGGATGTTCTTCCCTGAGCCAGCCTGAAAATCCTTGATGATTTTCGCATGGTTTTTGACGACCCGCGCGAAGTTGCGCAGATCGCTCACAAAGGGAAGCCAACCAAACTCATAGTTAAGGAATTCGTTTCCGGATCCCTTGGCAATGCGAGTTTTCTCTCGCCACAGGCTTGCGCCTGCGATGTGCGGGAGACCATCGGACAGCGTTTCACCCATAAAGGTGGTCGCTGAGAAGATGGGGTCGGTCGGTGTTGTACGAGCAATGGCTGTTGTTCCGTTCGCACGGACTTGTGAGTCCGTCGGATCGGTGATGGCTTGACCACTAGGTGGTTGAAGCACATCCAACAGATACCACTGGCCTCCAAGCTTTGGATATTGCTTGGTATTCCAGTGTCTCCCATTGGCAAACTGGTAGGTCGTAATGTTCCTTGTAAGGAGCATTGCCGACCCGCTATCTGCCGGGCCATTGCGCTCAGCCTGCGTGGTATTGTGACCCCACGCGATCTTTTCTTCACCACCTCCAAGAACTTTGGAGTGCGGCTCACCTAAACCTCCAGTGGAGGCACAGGTTTGCCCGATGAAGGATCTCTGCCTAATTGGCATAGGGCTGATCGACTTCCTAAAGGGTTGTGGGACTAACATTCGGCGTGCACATATGTACACAAGCGCGGGAGGCTTCCTTAGGGGAG